GATGTATATACAATACCAACAAGTGAGTTTGGTAATTTAGATATAGGTAGTAATTATTCTGTAAAAGTAGAATTTTGCTATGAAAATTCAGATAATCAATGTGCAGAAACTTTAACATTTAATTTATCTAATGATGCTAAATTATTTTGAGCAAATCCAATTGATTTGTTCATATCTTGTTTAGAACCTAATGCTCTACTTGTTTCTCCATATGATTGTTCAGTGAGTGAAATCATTCTCTCTAAGCTCATAGGAGTTTTAGTAGGTGCTACATACTGTAACATTCCTAAAGGTGGAGTATATGAAGTTCGAGATCTATGACTTTCTAATGTTGTTACTCTTCCATCAAGTGCAACAAGATCATTTTGTATTTGATTTATTGAGCTAATTTGACCACAAAGCACATTTGCTAAATATACAGCATAACTCTCACCCGATTTACCATCATATAAAGGTAATGATGTAATTTGATTTCCTTGATCATCCGTATACTTAAGACATTCAGGTAATGGAATTTCACATGAACATGGATCACTCTCTGAAGAATTATGTGAACACACCTCATTAATGATATTTTGAATAAGCTCTTGAATTGTATTTGCCCTACCGTATCCAGTTTCTATGCATAATTGATTTATTGTATCAATATTTACACCTGAAGCTTCAGTAGTTGTATTAGCTAGTGTCTCACAAAGTTTTGCTATTACATCACTTACTGTATCCCCATTACATACATCTACACAAGTAAGTTCTGGACCTTGCCCAACTACCCAATCTGAAGATGTATTATCACAACCATTAGTTGTATTTGATTTATTAGGTATCATAAATATTTATTTCTTTGTAGTTGTATTTAATACATGTATACATTATAATATACAGATTTTTTATGATACAACCAAGTTATTCATTTTGTTTCTTATTTAGTATTGTCAACTTATTAATATTATTAAGAATGTTGACAAGCAGTACAACTTCCATCATCTACATTTGTTCCTGTTAATACCTGCCCTGTTATTGGATCTATAAATCCTGTTGGTGATGGTGCAGGTCCTGCTGGTCCTATATAATTATTACACCATTGATAACTAGGATCAGTACAACCAAGCCAAAGACAACTACCATCATCTACAGTAGCATGTATATACCAGTTAGATGCACTAGGGTCCATACATCCATATACAAATGGCTGACAAGATCCGTTATCACATGTTGCGTTAGGATTATAGTTTTGTTGAGTTGGATCACAACATCCAGGAATCCCATTCATCATTGTTCCTGTACCATTAACATGGAAAGCAAAAGCTAATATTGCACCTGTTGCTTTAAAAACAAATGTATCAGATGTAGATTGTGCTATAAATGATATACTTTGAGCACCAGTACCGGTTATGTTTGTAGTCTGCTGCAGTACATTATCTGTATATTGATAGAACGTACAACCAGAAGGATTTAATGTAAAATTAGTAGTAAAATCATATGTTTGACCCACTATTAGATTAGACATTTTTTGTAAAACTCCATTTTCATCTATACCACCTATATTACCTGATGCCTCAGTCATCTCATCTGAATTACCACTAAATCTATACCAAATGCCAGGAACAAAAGTGGTATATGCTGAATCTATATAAGTTTGTGGTAAAGCCCCTACTATATTTATAACTGAACTTGAAGCATTTAATGTAGCAAAATCAGTGCCATCTACCAATTGATCACCATCAGGAACAGGAATTTGTGTACATGGTTCACAACCATACTCACAAGAACCATCGTCTATTAATGTGGTATTTGCTGGAACTGTTCCATAATAATTATTAGCAAGCACATCAGTACAACCATATACCGTATAAGTACAACTACTATCATCTGTTGTAGCAAGTGGATCATAGTTGTCAGCATCCATATCTATACATCCCATTCTTTTTACAGGTATTTCTGGGATAGTAAAATTATTTGTTGCTGACCAGTTTGATTCTTCATCTACACATATGCTTTTTATTTTATATTCATAATGACCTGGCGCAAGAGCTAAGAAATTTTGGAATATTGTTCCAGTTGAACTCATTGTTAAACCTGATATAACATTCCAAGCATCTTGACCTACTAATCTCCAATACATTGTATAAGTTTCTGCCGTTACATCATTACCTGCTGCATAATTTGCATCTGTAAATGTAATTGACATATTAGGTGAGCTAAAAACTTCAGATACAAATGAAGGGGCTACACAACTACAAAGAGGTTTATTTGTTGAGCATGTTTCTAAATCTGGATCTGTAACAACAATATCAACCTGTTGTACTGCACAACCACCACTTGTTGTAAAACATTCACATAAATTAAATGTATGTAAAGTATTAACTGATGCATCTTCTACTACAATGATAAGACTACCTTCTTCATTTGTTGTATAAGTTCCCCCATCAAATATAATGCTATAGTTAGGCATTATATCTCCATTTTGATTTACTACATAGATCATTAATGTTTCTGTGTCACATGGTAGCTTTGGGCCACTACTTGCTACACATTGTAATGTCTCAGAACCGGGAGCATAGTATTCACTAAAACCTTCAGGACATGTTAATGTTGTTGAAGGATCACCGTCTTCCCACATACATTGTTCACAAGTACCACCAGCAGCAAAAACATAAGTACTACCAGTTGGACATTCCGTATTAAGAATATCTAGACCTGGAGCTAAAACATTTCCACCTTGAGATCCAATTGGTACTCCAGTAAAATCTTCAGATATGGTTGAAGCAAGTTCAGTTAAATCTGATCTTTGTGTTGAGCTAATAATTTCACTAGCAGTATTATCCCAAATAACATATCCTAGTTGTGGATCATATGGCATAGAACCTCCGGGTTGTAATGATTTTACTCTTACTTCAACAAAATTACATCCTGCGGTTAAGTCAATAGGATATATCATCATTTGCCAAGTGGTAAACGCACCAAAGTTTAAAGTGTTCATCATTGATGCATTACAACTATTAGACCAACTGCTTTGCACAGCAGCATTAGATGTAGGAAATCCATACATAGGATTAAATATAGTTTGTGCTGTATTAGTATTAACAACGCCTTCTCCTATAATGGCTGCTCCATTAACTTTAACTCCATAATTTGGGTGAGATGCAAAACCAATATAAACTGTTTTAGCAGTAGGAGTACTAATCCATGCTGTATTGCTTTTTACACTAAAATTACCCCACGCTGCTGATGTTCCTTTTGCTAATGCATTCCAAAAACTAATTTCTGTTACACCAGGTATATTAGCACCATTAACTGTACCATCATAAGTTTGAAGCCAATGATTAGGACCTATTTGAGTAGAACTACCTGTTCCATCTACCGCGAAAGTACTAAATATAAGAGGACAATCTATACCAAAATAAATATCATTTTTATGAACAGCTTCTATACCATTTTGCTGTACTATTGGAGTATAACTAATAGTGGTTGTTGTTGTTGTAGATTCTATTGGGTCTGTAAATCCCTCACAGAGTCCTGTTACCGTATTAAATGTAGCTGGGGGAGTACATGATCCATCAAAATTAGGATCAGACAGTATTGCTCTATCATATGCTTCTGGTAATACAGATATTGTTCTGTCATCCCAACCACATAGTTCATTTTTTATAACAATTTTATCTAGATCAAAAGGACAACAATATGTTATACCATATCTTTCTGCCCGCATTTTTTTAAATGCTTTATCAGCAAAATCTGTTTTGATATTGATTTGCTTTACTAACTCTTCATGTGTTTTTTTCTTAAATCCCATCTCTATAGTTTATGAGTTAGCAACATACATCACAAGTTATTTTTTTAAGTTTCTTTTTTGCAAATTCATAAATCTCCATTCCTTCATTGGGGCTTTGACAAAATTCTACTTTTGCTTTTGCAGCATCAATAAGTGTTCTTATATAATACATTTCATTTAATGTATCTTTTCTTGTTGAAGTAGGCTCACAAGGTGTTGTGTCTAACTCACATAATTTTTTATAATAAGTACTTAGTAGTTCAGTAACTCTTAAATGATTGTATTCTACATATACCTTATCATTTGGAGATACACTATAGTTGATAATATATATACCATCAGGCATAGTATTAATAGCTGTATTACAACTTGTAGTTTGTAATCCTATTGCACAAGCTGTAATAGGTAAATTAAAACCTTGTTGTACTGTTATTAATGTGGGTTGAGCAAATCCTGGTGGAGTAATTAAAAGTTCCTCACATTCAACAGGAATGCTGCTGCTATAGACACTTGTGTCAATAACAGAAAAAACTGAACAATTTGCACTTTCAGGGATTTCTAAGCTCAAAATGTGTTTAGAAGCCATATATATATGTTTTATTAGATATACTATTCATTAATAATATACAAAATTTTCTAGATTAAAAGAAATAAAAAAGGAGCAGATTTTAATCTGCCCCCTTTTTGGATAATTATATGATGTTAACTATTATATGTTACCACCTTTTTCAACTAACTGTGCTACTGTAGAAACCTCAGCACCACCGTCCATTGTACGAACACCAGCTTGAACAGCAATCTTTAACCAATGCGTATCAAGATCTACACCTCCAGAACACTTAGTGTATACTCTGTAGTGATATTGATCATTATCAAATATTCCAGAAGGATTGTTAAATCTTGGAACATTGTGAAGTAAGTGATAAACTTTAAAGTGACCATTACAAGCACTTGTTTTATTATCTCTTCCTAAATCAGATACAATAGTTGACATTCCTTCTTGTTCTCTGAATCTACTAGAGTCTCTGTTTCCTTGGTTGTAAGGAGATTGTCTATAGTTTTCAGTTAAAAGAATATCATTAATTCCTGTTTCAGAAGAAGTTCTTCTTTGTTTAAATACTTGTGCATTGTATGCATTTGCACCTACAGCACCATCTAGTACATAACCTTGACAAGCAACACATGGGTTACCAACTTCATCTTGTAAATCAGCTGAAACTTTAAGACCTCCTAATAAATAGAAATCTCTTGTGTCAAATGAGCAAGAAGTAAATTGAGTTTGTAACTCACAACTTGTTTTTAAAGTAATTACTAGTGAATATCTGTTAGGACTAAAGAATGATCCAGCACCTGTAGCACCTGCAGCAATTGCAGTAAGTGTATCAGCAGCACCACCAACAGTAGTAAATTTAACACCTCTTGCACCACCTGCATAAATAGCAGTTTCTTGTGCAGAACCTACAGCAATTAAATCAGCTGGAGTTCCAGTTGGGGCAGCACCTCTATTTACATAAACAGATGCAGTTCCTAATTTACTCATAATAGGATCATTGTTAAATTGATCTCTAAAGTTTAATGCTACAATAGATGGAGCAATACCTGAGTGACCAGTAGTACCAGCAGCATTTAAGTCTTGTGCTAAACAGCACATGTCTACACCATTAGCAGGAACAGTTGATCCAGCAGGAGCCATTGGTAATGAACCTGATAAAGATTGGTAAGCATTGTGATTTAATAATCTTAATGCAGCAGTACCTTTAACATCTACTCTCATAATTGGATCAGATCCACATGGAAAACAAGATTTTGCAACAGTTGCAGCAGCAGCACCTGAATTACTATCAGCTAAGATAGGTCCAATTTCTGTTACGTGAACAGCAGCTGTTTCATTGTTACATTCTGTAATCCACATATCAGAGATATATTTAGTCAGAATCATTTTTGATTTTGTACTTTCTTTGTATCCACCGTGACCTGGATTGTTTCCAATTGTGTCAGTTGGGTGGAATGAAGCTTGTCCTAGGTAGAATCCTTTATTTCCTAGACCTCCTATTCCTGGAGTTCCTAATACTTTAAAGTCGGCACCTAAAAAAGCCATCTCACCTGTTGTAGTTAAGTCAACAGATGATTCCGTGTTTGTTGTGTTTAGGGTTTCACAGTAAAATGCTTTCCCAAACGCATGATTAAAATAAGCCATAATTTGTCTTTTTTTTTAGTTAATATTGATATTGATATATTTGTAACTTCATGTTACATTAATAATATACAAAATATTTATCATTTACTTTATATATTAATTATTTTTTTCAGCATTAGCAGAACCTCTCATATATGTATTTACATCATTAATATCACCAGCAATTATAGAACATGCTTCATCAATGATTAGTTCAACTATATCATCTTTGAATTCTGATTCTACTTCTGCTGGAGATGCAACTAGTGTATAAGGATCTACACAATCTAATATTTGTATATTTCTTGGTTGTCTATAATATGTTAAAAGTGGTGCAACAATATCAAAATCTCTTTTATAGATTCTAATTCTATTACCTTGTATTGTACAATAAGTTTCTCCCCAATCAAAATCAGGTCTTTTTAATGGATCTCTCATAATTAAATCTACATTAGACTCTTCTGATAAATATACTGTCATTGATCTTCCATGATAATCACCACGTTTATCAATAGTATATGGACAACATTTATTATATGCTTCTGTAGAAACTCTTTTGTATTCAAAATAATCTACTGGAAAATTAGTTGATTCAATAAAATCTTCTTCTTCAGTAAAGGTTAAACCTAAATCAGTGAGTAAAATTTGTAAATCATCTATTCTTCTTTTAGACATTTCATCTCCTTCTTTATACATATTGTTTCCATGCAATTGTCTTCTACACCACTCTACCTGAGCTTTGTTAAAAGCCTCAACTATTTGCCAACACTCTAAATTATCATAGTCATTACTAGCTAATTTATTAAGTCTTTGTTTAAATTTTATTTGTAGTGTAGTATTATTCATAATTACATATTCCAATAATATTCAATCTGACTTAGTAGCCCCATTAAGTGTTCTTCATTTAAAGGATTCTTAAGCCATTCTAAACAATGTTCATTTGTTTTACCCATTCTAACTGAACCAAAATAAATCCATCCATCTGTTTTAGTTGTAATTAGAGCATAACCTGCTGCATCAGTAAGAACTGCTTTTAATTTTAAGTCTTCCATAGACATTCTTGAAGTTGCTAAAAACTTTTCAGCAGATCTTCTTTCATTTCTATCATGACCGTCTCCATGAATAAATGCATCCATATTTTCATAAACCACATCATTAGCAGTAGATTTATTATATTGCGTACTATTAGCATCTACAATTTTTGCAACATAAAATAACTTTGTATTTTCTGAATCATACATTGTAGTTAATGCTGATAATGCTCTATTTCTTAATTTAGATATTTCTGTTCTTGTACTTACTGTATCTTCTAATTTATCTAAATAAAATTTACAACCTTGTTTATTTTTAGCATCTTTTAAATTTTTTGCAACAATGGAAAAACCACCAGCTTCAATAGCATATAGTTTAATTAGATCATAAGGATCACTACTAGGATCTAAAAATACAGGATCATTACCAACCCTTATACTTATTTTTCCCCAGAATACATGATTATCATGTCTAAGTAATTTTACTTTATTCCAAAATTCAGGATCTTCTTCATCTAAAATATTAGCAGCTAAATCTCTTTCTAGTATTGTAACTGCTTTTCTTATTTCTGCAACTTTTGCATTCCTTTTTTCTGGTGAAAGTTTTCTAATTTCAGGAGCAAATTCATTAAGTCCAGTTACATATCTTTTAATTCCATTAATTTCAAGACATGATAATTCTTCTTCATGAACAACACCATCAAATAGTGACATACTGTATGATTCAAGACCCATGTTTTCCATAGCCCCATCAAAATATGTTCTTATTGCTATAGATTGATTTTTACCTTCTTGGTATTTTTCAATCATAGTTACTTCTCTTATTGCCTCTGTTGTATATGTTGGTTCAACAGAGATTACTTCTTTTTCTTTTTTGTTTGCTTTTGCCATTTTAAATTTGGTTTTAATTAAAATTACTTAAAAAGAAATAAAGAGGGGGACACGCCCCCTCTCTAAATCATATATGAATATTAGAATGAACCTCCTGTTACTGGATTCTTCATTACAATTTTCAACACCTTAGTAGGGTCTTTCACCCATACTGCAGGCATGGTTTGTGTCATCATAACACGGTATCCATTAAAGTTACCTGATGATGCAAATCCTTGAGTTCTTCCCATGTAGTCCATAGTACCATTTTGGTAGAACCATTTCAATGCATTATCCCATGAAAGTTTCAACAAGTGAATGTTGTCATTTCCAGACTCAGTAACGTCAAAGATAATAAAGCTATAAGAGCTTAATGGTCTTCCGTCAATAAGTGGATTCTCAATGTCATTAGTATGTAAATTATCAAATGCTGGGTTAAGAACAAATCTAACATTTGCTAAGAATGGAATCACATAAGATGTGAATGCATATCCAAAGCCCATGTCCATTCCTGAACCTGTAACCATACCAACTTGATCAGTATTTGTTACATAAGCACTTCCTAATCCTGCTGCTTCTTTTGCAATAGCATCATTTACAAGCTTCATACCACCAATTCCAGTTTGTACAATTAATGTACGTTTTGGATCTGGACCTTCTAATTCAACTTTACCTTGGTAGAAGTTGTATAATTCAGTTTTGAACATATCTAAACTGAAAGAAGATTTGTTATAAATTCTCTTGTAAGAGTTATCTAATTGCTTCCAAAGACCAACTGACATTCTAATATCATCTGGACCATCTTGCTTAACTCTTCCACCGTGACCCCACATTAAGTAAGTTTCAATATCACTTGCAATTTTATTCAAGTGAGCAGCTTCCATGTTAGTTAAGAATGTTCTAGATAAATTACCATTATCAAATGCTCTTTTTACGTAATCAGCACCCATGATTTCTACCATACTTTCTAATGAAGATACAGAAGGATCAACGTCTTGGTCAAATGTTCTCCAGATCTCTGTAACTGGAATAGTACCATCTGCATTCATTCCACCTTTAAGCATTAAGTCTGCTCTAGAAGAAATTGTGTAGTGTACATGAGCTTCTGCTCCTCCTACAAAGTTGTAGAATTCACGGAAACCTGTTCCTGTTGTTAAGTCTGAGAATCTTTCACCATACTCACCACGTGCAGAACCTTTTCTAAAGAATTTAGTTCCTGATGCTAAGTATTTTTCTGCTAATGCAGCAGTGTTGTTACTATTTACAAGTTGTACAGTGTATACAAACCCGTCACCTGAAGGAAGAATATCATCCGCAGTAACGTAAAGTTCTAGTCCATTGTACTTGTCATAAGTAATAATATCACCGTGTCCAAATGTTCTTTTGCTTAAAAGAATTTTGAATGTGTTTCCATCTACACCTCTAGTAGAATCAGTATAACTGTCTATTTTACCTAAAGAGTATGGAAGGTCTTGTGCAATAGGAGTTTGCCACTTGTACTCACCTCTAGCGTTATCCACCATAATTGTATTCTTTCCACCAAATGAAGCCATTTGATACAAAGGCATTTCTACCTTTTGTGTCATTGCCCATAAATCAATTGGACCCATATCCATAGGTTCAGCTGATCCTAACATTTGTGTTAGGTGGTAAGAATCAATATGTGAACTAGCTTTATAGTTTGTATCACGTAGGAAAATCCCATTATTTAAAACTGGAGTTGCCATAATTTTGATTGTTTTTGATTATTAATTAATTTATTTGTTGTTTTCTTTTTTTTTTAATCTTAAAGTGTATAACCTATTGTTATAACCATTGTACCTTGAGCTGTAATTGCGGTTGCTGCATGAAGAATAATATCTCCTGCTGCTGCAATTTTCTTAGGCATTAAAGTATTGTTTAGTAACCCTGCAATTACATCTGTTGCTGTCATATCAGCTCTTACAAAGGTTGCTGTTAAATCAGTTACTGTACCACCCACGGTACCTACTTGAACTTTCATGTTCCCACCACCTGTTGGCTGAACAATACCCTCAACCCAACACTCTGTTATAATAGCGTCAGCTGGGATTTTACTTGAAATACTAGGTACAATACCTCCTGTAGCCCCACCATCTACGGCAAAGACATATTCAGCTTGTACATAGTGCTTTTCTGCATTTAATGATCTCATAATTTCTATCTGTTTTTGTTATTAATAATTATTTGTTGTTGTGTTTTTTTTATTTTAAAGTCTTTTGAATATGTTGTTAGCACCTCTTTGGATCTGTCTCTTTTTTCTCTTTGCAGGAGCTTCTTCTTGAATTGCAGCTGCTGAAGATTTAGATGATTGAGCAGTTTTTAATTTTCTTACTGTTTCTTCCACTGCTTTATTAGATCCCTTTTTCATTATAGTTTCTTTAAACCCATTTGGATCAGCTAATAACCACAATGCCTCAGTAATTAAATTATAATTTGGCTCAACAAATTGATATTTTTCTAACAAGTGTCCTAGCAAATTAGTATTTGTACCACTAATGGATGGATACGCAGGGTTAACTAAACCATTATATAAAAAGGATTGTGTCTTTTTATCAATCTTTGTATCACCAATTGCACCACCCTTTAGTGTCTCATATACATTTTTCATGTAATTCTGAGATGCTTGCTCTTGTTGTCTTCTTTTCATATCTTGTTCTTGAAGTTTTGCTGCAACAACTTTCTCTTGCATCTTATCCAACTTAGGTTTAAACTTCATTGCTTGTTGCTCAAGCTTTCCAAGATCTTTCCAAATTTCAATTTCCTCTTCAATTTCTTCTCTTGTTCCATATCCAGTTGCACCTAGATATTCTCTAATGATATGTGATTGATCCTTCTCTTCTTTAACATTTAGTTCCCTTGTCTCTTCCACAGTTGACAATGCTCTAAACATTCCTTTAAGATCTTGACCGCCATCTGCAACATATCTTGCTGCAATTTGTAATTCTTCTGGTAAACTTTCAAAGAACTGTTTAGGAGTTTCTCTTCTGACGGCATTAGCTCTTTCATCTAAATTAGCTTGAATAAGCTCTTGCCAATCTTTTGCAGAATAATCTTCTAAATCTTTTCCATCATCAAATGCTAGTATTTTATCGTCATCAATTAATTTTTTGAAAACATCACTAACACCTGTAATTGCTTTTCTACCTCTCTTCTTAGGGGCTTCTTTTTCTTCTTCTTCTTCCACGTTGTCACCAAGGATTTCATCAATTGCCTCTTTAGTAACTGGTTCAGATTGTTTAGTACTAGTAGTTTCTAATTCTGTTTCAGTTTTTTCAACCTCTTCTTCACTAGTTTCTTCTGGTGGGTTATCCACAAAAGACATATCTACATTCTTTTTTCTACTAAATACATTAGGTTTTTTATCTTCTTCTGGGAGTGTTATAGAGTCTCCTCCTGGTGCTCCATTAAAGATTTCATCTAGGTTTACCTCAACCTTTTCTTTTGTTGTTTCTACTGTTTTTGTTTCTTCAGCCATAACTATTTGGTTTTATGTTATTACTAACTGTTAATATTACATATATAATATACTAAGATTTTTTTAAATAAACCTTAAAAATTTTAAAAAGGGATAAAGTTTTTTGCAGTATATAGCTATCTATGTTATTTCTTTTTCTTATTACTATCTTTAGGTCTTGCAGGAGCATCATATTTGTTTTTATTTTCTCTTGCTATCTCTAAATTTGTATTAGCTATTTCACGTTGTGTATTTAATCTTTCTTGCTCTATTTTTATCTTAGATTGGTCTATAGAAGTTTTTCTAGCAGCTTCTTCTCTTTTAAAGTCCATCTGCTCTCTGTATTGATCTCTATTCTCCATATCATTCATTACATCACGGAAATCACTTTGTTGATTCTGATCAATGTCAGACTGTGCACCATAACCTGCAGATCTAATTTCTGCAACCATAAGATCTTTTTTACGGTTTTCAGCTGCTTCATTTTTCTGGAACTCACGTTCAGCAGCTTTTTCTTTAGCTTGTGCTTCAAGCTGTTGTTGTTGCATTTGCTGCTGCTGTTGTTGTTGTTCTTGTCTTTCAGCCTTTTGTTTAACTTCTGCTCCTTTAAGAACATTAGATACTTCAGCAATTGAATCAGCTTTTATTATATTACCAAGATCATATATACTTGCTCCTGTAGTATTATTAGTGATTGCCATTTGTTTTAATTGATCTAAAGTAGCTCTATGATTTGTCTTAGTTGTACAAAATATATTAAAATCTCTCATTAATAATTCAGTACCATTAATAGTAAAATTAACTTTTTCTGCTTCACTAGATATATAATTAAGTCTAACGCTTGGCATTCTACTATGATAATACTGTGAAAGATCAGTTCTCATTTGTTGAACTCTAGGCATAAGATAGTCTGAATGTTGTATAAAATACATTTCAGTTTGTGAATAAGATGCTTGTACAGCCTGAACAACTCCTGTTGCAGTTTGTCTAGCAACCTCTTGACCCATTCTTTGTGGATTAACACCAATAGCTTCAAATGCTTGACTTTTAAAATGATTAGCTAATTGAATTCTTGACATTAATCTATTTGTTTGTTCTAGGTTTAATGTTTGGTAATGATTGAAGTTTGTAGCATTTTCTGTATTTGTGATAGAAGTATCTAATGGTAGCATACCAAAATCCTTCATTGCTACATATGCTTTTGCCATATTGTTCTTACCCCAGTCTTCACCCATTGAATGACGTGGTAATGCATTTTGATCAAACATAATAACAGTACCTAATTCATCCACAAGTATATCTGCTATCTGATTGTTAACCATATTATATCCTACTTGATATGGTTTCATTAAATCAACAAGAGAGGTTGATTTTGTATTTCTATCTGAAAATACTCTTCCTTCAATAGGTAATTTACAACCATATAAATTATTATCTCCTTTAAATTGGAATTGTACTCTTCCTGGTTTTTCTTTATTTATACCAATATATATTGGATCAAAATCATTACTTGTTTCAGCTCTCCAAGATCCTGGTAAGTTTCTTCCTATTTTAACACCACCCCAAACTTCATTAATCCAAATCCAATCTACATGCTCTCCTTCTGCTAAATTGTCTTTTGTTTTTTGTTTAAATAAAACTGTATTATAAATAGGCTTATGAGTTACTTTAAAGTTTTCATCTACCACTAATTGTTCTACTTCTCCATTAGGCATAACTCTTGTCATGTGACCTACCTTTCTTTGAGTCTTCCAATATATTGTTGAACATCTCAGCATTTCTTGATCACCCCAAGCACCAACATCTTCACCTTCACTGAGTATTTGATTTACTATATCTCCCCCTCCTCCTGGATTAGTAGCCCAGTTACTCATAAATTGTCTATACCCTAATGAAGGAGACTGAGTATTCCACTTATGACTTTTTGTTGGATCATAATATGAGCCATCATTTTGTACACCTGTTTGAGTATATATAGCAGATTTAGCTGGATAGATACTTTCTAATGACTCCATTTGTTTTTTATTCATCAAGTATCCGTATGTATCAATAACGTCTGCAATTGTAAGTAATTCACATTTACCTGCATAATTAGAATCTGAAATATATCTTGTGTCTGGAGATTTTTGGTAGAATGTTAATACTGGATTCCATAACTCTACATCATAATCATCCTCCATCATTCTAAAATGCCAAAATTCTCTATCACAAATTAGCATATCTCTAAAACCTCTTTCCTCAAGCTCTTGCATCTTAAACCTTTCTTCATCTACATTCATTTGATGAGTGGCCCATTCTTCTACTAAACTTCTATAATCTTTTTGGAAAAACTTTTCTATTTCTGGTAATGATTTTAATTTTTGTGGGCTAAGTTGTTCCTTTGCTTCTTCAGCATTTGGATCCATACCCATCTTAATCATTTCATGAGTTACTTTATTTTTAGCATCTTGCAATAAATTTTCTTCAATAAGTTTTCTTTTTTCTTCTATCATCTCATTGTATGATAAATCATCTACTGCTCTAAATTGAACTTTTGAGAATCTTTTAGAAAACTCACCTGTCATAACATTTACAACATTTGGTATAATTGGGTAAAACCTTAACTCTAAAGCTGACTCATCAGTTTGAGTTAATACATCCATTAACTCTTTATAGTCATTATCAGGTTCAGTTATATAATCTGTTTTATCAATTATACCTTTAGCAAGTTTATAATTTTTAAGTAATCTTCTTGAGTTACCTCTTAAAAAATTCATTCCTTGGACTTCTAACCAATCTAAATTCCAAGCTGCCCAATCTTCATTTTTTTGTTTTGCAGATAAAAATTGTACAGGTTGTGTTAAACTTGAGCTTGCTGAGCTACTACCAGCCTTTGCTTTAGCTCCATTTTTTAATTGTAATGCATTAAATACTTTCATAAGATTCTAATTTATTATATAAACTATTTCTAAATTACCAAATGTAGTTGTTGTTATCCAATTCATTATTTTATATTTTTAAATGGTGATTTTTTAAATCTACTATTACTTGATGCACGTTTTCCTCTACCAATATTCTTAAAAGGGTTCATAGATAATTTATACAAATTTTTAGAATTATCCAAGTTATTTGATGACTTATCACTCTCTTTACGTTTTAAATAGCCTCTATTTGACTGTTGAACCTTTGCAAAGGCAACTAATGCTGAAAATGCAACAAGCCTATCCACGTTAAGACCAGGGTAATATTGACCCATTTCTGTAAGTAACATTTTGTCAGGTATTCTTTCCACACCTAACGTTTGACTAATTACTTCACCATTATCATCCACCTCTTCATCAATAGCCTCACGAATGTATTCTATTGCATAAGATATTAAATGATTCTTAAATAATGTTCCAGTATTTTTCCAGCCATATTCAGCAAATACACTTGCATTTGAACCAAGATCTTTTAAGAATAATACTTGTTGTTTTGGTACTAAATACTTTTGTTTTCTTTTAGCAATCATATGTTGAATAAATAATGATATATTATTTTCAACAATAGTCCATGCTTTATACCATTCAATAATTAATTCTAAACGTTCATGTGTTTTATTTATATCATCAAATCTTCCTGACCATGATGCAACAATTTTATCTTTCTCAATAAATGTTTCTTGACCATTTGGAGTATCTCTTGTTATTTCAATAGGATTTTTATAAACAAATATACTACATAATGAATCTGATGTTGTTGTTTTACCTTCTGATACTGGGTCAATAGATGCATAGTATGTACCAAATCCAGGATCTTTAATTGGTCTTTCCCATACAATTAGACATCCTGTCTTATCTTCTAGTTTCTTTTTAACAGGAAATGTAGTTATAGGAAGTTTTTTTGTTCTTTTAGCTATAATACCTTTTGAATCTCTTTCTAATTCAATAAGCTCATAAGCATATGTTTTATCTTCTATACGCTTTTGTTGTTCAGCAATTATACCTTGTGGAAATACAGCAGCTTTTCTATATGCAAAGGCTTCTGCTATATTGATTGGTTTTTGAGATATTCTTAATTGAAACTGTTCAGGTGCTAAATCTTTTTGCCATTGACCTCTTTCTTCTTTTATTGCTTCTAATGATTCTTTAATTAATGAATTACCATACTTATCAATATAAGGTGGCATAGACCATTGTTCAGGAATAAACAATCCTGCAACACCAATACCATCTTTATCATCCATTAGATCTGTTTCTACTGCATATATATCATTTGCTTGTGGATTAAGTATAAACTCTTTTAATGGATTACATTGTGCTAAATCACCAACTGAACCGGCTGCAATAAACATACCTGTTGTCATCATACCAGATGTCATTGCAGGTCTAATATATTCATATGTTTGATCCATCTTTGGTGCAATACCTGCTTCTTCATGAAAGAAAAATGTACATGGTCCCCCTACCCCTGTTGTTGCATTTTTTTCAAATGAAGCACCTTGGATCTTTGACATAAGACCCTTATTAGTTTTTCTGTTATTTATTCTAACCTCAATCTTTTGTTCCCATAATAAAACTTTCTCAGGAGTACAAGGTCTATACCATGCAGTATGTTCATTAAGAAATGTTTTATATTCATCTAAGAATTTCCAAGAACCTTTATCATTAATATAGTCTTTAAGAGATGCACCTATTTTACATATAGATCCTTCTTCAAACCAAAATTGATTAATAATTTTAGCCATATGAAAGTATGAAGAAGCTATCTGACGTTTTTTAAGTATAGCTACATGTTTGTTATGTAATTCAGCAAGTATTTCATAGAGAGCCATATGATATTGTGCATCTCTTACTTTAGCAAATCCATATTTTTTTTCTTCCTTATCAAATATAGGTAAGAAGTTTAACCACATATAATAATCTCTAGTAAGATAAAATACATTTTTTTTACCATGGTATAAAGCCCCTTCTCTACATTTTGTTTTTTGATCTTCCCAATATTTATTAAAGTCTTTTGATCTAAAAGGTTTATCACAATAAAAACCTTGCTTATTAAATAATACAGCTTGTTCATTAAATAATAAAGCAACATCATCAAGATTATATTGACCTGGTTCTTTAAATAAATTTATTAGATATTTTGTCCAATCTTCTTTTGTTTCAAAATCAGTGGTTGTCCAAATTTTATCTTTATATGTTGGGATGGATTTATACATTACTCATTATCAACAATAGCCCATACATCTTGTTGTCTAAGTAAAATATGATCCTCACCCATATGAGATATTTTTACTGGTTGTACAAATTGATTAAATAATACAACTTCTCCTTCAAATATTCCTTGCACTTCATCACCTATACCTACTACAGTTCCTCTGTCTTCTTTAGTTTGATTAACTTCAGCAATATATATTCCTGAATCTCCATAAGTTTCTGCAGCTTTGTGTTGTTGAATTAGTAGTCTATCTCCTACTGGTCTAATTTTATCCATGTTGTTTTTTTTTAATTATTATATTTGGTCATATGCCAAGCCTTGTCCACCGCGGACTTGACTTTTTTGTTCATCCTTCATATCATTATATGCGCCTTTAAATGATTGTCTAATTTGATCAAATTTAGCTGCAGTATTTACTAATGATGTTAAATTACCATCTCTCCCATGTTCAATAGATGTTGTTTCCATATATCTTGCTAATCTATCAAGCATTGTTTTGATTCCTTTATAAGCTCTAAAAGTTGGAGTCTGATACATTTCTTTACACACATCAACTGCTTGTCTTATTTCACCATCTTCTGGTGATTCTTCTAATTCCACTTCTTCAATTATAAGGTCTTCTTTTTCATGTTCAGGAACATTAAAAAAAGGATTCATATCAGGATCAGGACATGTCATGTAAAATATATATAAATATATAGACAGATATGTATCAGGATATTTTTCCATTATTGTCTTTAAGGATTTTAAAGAGTAACAGTGTTCTGATGGTATTACTTTACCATTTTGTACATCAAATAATTTAACTAGCATTGTGGATTGTCTTTTAACCACATTACTAGACTATTAATCTCATCTTTTAAATATGGCAGGTTATACATTTTAATTTCTTTTATTATTGGTTCATCTTGATCATTGTATCTAGTTATAGGATAACCAAATTTATTTTCTCCTTCTTTCTCAAATGAAACATGTTGTATTTGTAATTTTCCTATTTTAAGTTTAGGATTATGTTTTTTAATAATATACGCATATAAACTCATTTGTAAGTTATAATGATTTAAATTACATTCATCAAGGTGGCTTACCGGATTAAACATTTTATTTGTTATACCTTCCCAATTTGTATATCCTTTTTCTTTTATTTCTTTATTGGTTTTGTAATCTAATATGTTTATAACACCATCAACAATACTTACAAGATCAGCTTGTCCACACAAACCTAATGATTTTAAATAAACAAAAAGTTCAGGATATGCTCCATTTTTTAATTTTTGTTCTGGTGCAATCTTGATTCCAGCATTATCAACAATAGGTCTTATAATAGGAACCTCCACCCCATCTCTTTCAATTGTTTTAAATTCTAATATATTTTCTTCTCTTTGATTATGATACCAATTACCTAATCCAATTGCTCTTTCTGTTTCACCATCCCAAGCTGCTATAATTTCTTTAGGTGTCATCCCATACCATTTAGATCTTTTATTCTTAGATGATTTTTTAGCTATACCATCTCTATCAAATTTAGGTTTAAACATTCCAATAAAACTAGTTACACTAGTCCATTTTATTTTATCTTTTTCAAGATCTTCATTAAGACTTTCATATATATGTCCGTCTTCTTTAAATATTACTGCCATCTCTTTTTGCTTTAGATTGTTCATATTTAAGCTTCTGTTCCTCCCTAAGCTTTTTTAATTTTTCTTCATGAGCTTTTTTAGCTTCATAACCAAAGTAAACTTGTTTTTTTAATTCATCTTCCATCTGTGGTGTCATAATTGCCTGCCATCTCCCTTTAGGGCAATCTGAAGACATAGCACGTATTTTTAATGATATACTACACCCACAATCAGAACAACAAGGTTGAGTTCCATTTACTGCACATGACTTACCTTCTTTATCTAACAAAGGGCAATTTTTACATTCTTGCCATCTCATCTTAGCAATCATTTCTACATCATCATTTTTAAAGATTCTGTTTTTGATTCCTTCTGCAATTTGATCAAGATTACCTAATGCTGCTAATAATTTATTTATTCTCATTTTTAAATTCTTTTTTTTCTTTTATATTTTGATTTACCTTATTTAGCACATCTTCCATTTCTTTAAGTTTGTTTATAACTGGTACATGTTTTGCATAACCTTTGTAAGTCATTTTCTCTATATTACCCAGAATATCCTTATTTCTTTTTATAGCATTTTTTAACTTACCTTTTCTAATTTTAAATGTCCCTAAACCAGGTAGATTTATCTTTGGGTTAGATAGTGTTGATAAATTATATCTAACCTTTGAATAAAAGAAAGTTATAAAATCTGATACTAAATCTTTATGGACTCCTACTTCCTTAGCAATATCTTCATAAAAGTCTTTATAATTCTTAGGATTCAAAACCTAGTATTTTATAATCTAATAATATAGTACCTTCTATCTCTAAATCCATGTCAGGGTTAATTAATATTTTTTTCTTATTATCATCATCTTTAATTATTAAACCTTTTTTTTCTGATTTGGATAAAGCATTTCTTGCTGACTGTGCACTTTTAAAAATACCAGCATCAGAAATAGTTTTACAAAAATCATTTAATAATGGTCTTCCTGCAAGAGAGAGCACATGTAAACAACTTAAATCAGACATACTAATTTGTATATCATTTAAAAAGCAATGAGTAAGGATTTGGTATTTGATTACCTCATCCTTATTCATTTTTACTTTTTTCTCTATTTTATTTACTAAAGCCATGTAGATAGAATATCTTTACTTTGAATTAAAGTATATGTAAAACTATTACTCCAAGTATCTCTAGACTTTCTCATAATCTTCATAAATTTAGTCCAATCATCATTAGCTGCAATTACTTGACATCCTGCAGACCATTTGTCAATTTGAGAAGATTTTTTACCAGCATGCTTAGTTGCTCTGTGAATATTTATACCAAACAAACCAATTTCTAAATTTTCTTGATTTAAGTTATAAATATCATCTCTATTGTTATCTCTATATACAGTAACAGGTTTACATTGTCCTAAAGCTTCATATCTACCTTGATGCTTTCTAATCTTATGTGAACCTCTATATTGCCCTTCTTTAAGAATTGCAACACCTTTTTCAGGTGCTATACAATTTTCAACCCAGTGCGTTCCAGGATCAGTGGTGCAATCAAATTCATGGTACATCCATTCTCCTCCTACTTTGTATGACACAGTAATTGTATCATCAAATCTATTTGTTACTTTATTTGCCGTTTCAGAATTTCTTATTCCTACAATATTTACATTGTAGTCACCAGATTCAAAGAATTTATAACCTTTCCCCTCTAGTGTACGTCTTATATGATCTACACTATATTTCATTAGTCTTGTTTTTTGAGGGTTCTTTTAATTTGTTGAGCAGCTTCTTTACCACTCATAGTTTTAGGATCAATACTCATTCCTGTTGGCATATTTGCAGCAGGAGTATCATCTTGTTCACCTGGCTCAGGAGCCATTGTTTGAGCAATAAACATTTGTGCTTGTAATCTTTCAGCACGTGTTTTTTCAATATCTCTTAATAATTCTTCATATTCCAGTTGAATTTTTAATGAAGGAATATTTTCTTCATAATAGTTAGAGATTTCTTTTCTTTTAGTGTCTAGTTCTTTTTTAGACATTTCTTTAGGGTCTACAGTAGTAGGTCCTTTTGATTGTTTAGTTTTAGCGTTTGCCATTTTAATATATTTTATAGATTAATAATGCGGCAAATATATATAAAAAGTTTAAATAAAAAAAGTTTAAAGCGTTTTTTTTAATGATACCCATTTAATAAGTCTAATAAGTCATCAATAGCACCATGCCTATGTGAATCTTCTAATACTGTTTTAAATACATGTTTAGATTGTGATAGCTTTGCCATATCATGATATGCTGACCAATTTTTATCTTTAAGATCAATTTGATATGAATCACCACAAAATATCATCTTAGATTCTTTACCTAACCTACCTATACACATTGCTAGTTGAGATCTACTTAAGTTTTGAAACTCATCTACAATAACTACTGCATTGTCAAATGTACGTCCTCTAAAGTGTGCTAATGATACTAACTCTATACGCTCATCCTTTTCCATTTTTTCTAAAAGGTCTGGTTTATTATAAACCTTACGCATATTAGATCTAATAGGAACTAACCATGGTTCCATTTTTTCACGCTCAGAACCTGGAAGAAACCCATTGTCCTCTGTAGAAATGGTGGGTCTAGTAATAATTATTTTATCATATTGACGTTTGAATACTTGGTCTAATGCAACTTGTACTGCTAGTAATGTTTTACCACTACCTGCTTTACCTACAACAAAATTATAAGGATGTTTTAAGATTTCTGTTTTAGCTTTCTTTTGTTCTGCAGATAAACTTATAGAAAATCTTATTGCTCCTTTTGGAGGAGTCTTATCTTTATTTGTCATTTATAATTATTTATATTAACACTTCCAACGTTTCCTTGCAAGACAAGCTCTTTTTTTTGGAGTTTTTCTACAATCAATTTTAAATTTTTTGATTTGACCTAAATTTCTAGCACAGAAAGATCTCTTGCGTGGACCCCCTCCTGGTTGAGGTGCTTTTAGTTTGGATCCAGTTTTTTTATTAATACTAGCACGACCTTTAGCAGTAAGACCTCCTTTTTTACTCTTACAACCATTCTTAATAGAGCAACCTTTCATAGCACCTTTTTTCTTGCTAGCCATTACTTCTTTTTCTTCTTAGGTTTATCATGCCCCCAACCTTTAGCACTTAAGTCTAAATGGTCTTGACAAGACTTTGTCATTTTACCCTTACCAGTTTTAGGCTCATACATCATGTGATTTTTATAACCTTCACAATTTATTTTATTTGCTTTCTTTGCCATAATTATTTCTTTTTACGTTTTCTTATTCCGCTTGTACGTTTACCCATTCCTACTTTTTTCTTTTCTCTCACTGCTTTAGCCTTTTGAGCAGGTGTTAATGACCCCCATGTTCTTGGAGTTTTACTACTCACCCTTTTACTTGGTCTACACTTTTTAGTTTTCTTATTCTTAGTAGAACCGCAAGGATTACCCTTCTCATCTTTCCACTTCTCCTTAAACCAACGTTTAAGTGCAGCACCCTTAGCAGTCTTACGTACAGCCATTACTTTTTCTTTTTATTACCCCAGTTAGCAGCCCCCACCTTTCTACATTTAGCAAGAGCCCCACTAGCATAAGCTGAAGGCCAAACTCTATATCTAGATTTTACCTTAGAATAACATGCATCTTTCTTAGATCCGCCTTTTTTATATTCTTTATCTTCTTTTACTTTTTTTAATACGCTCATAATTTTTATCTTTTACCTCCAAAATATTCAACTGCATGCCCAGTACTCACTAATCTTTCATTGACACAAAATCCTTCATCTTCTGTTTCTACATGTAGTGTGCCTAAAACTCTACCAAATTTACCCACCTTTTCACTTTCAAGAACAAAGTAATCATTTACATTTAACGTTGTTAGCATTTCAACCAGGGCATCTTTAGCCGCTAACCCACGTTTCTTTTCTTCTTTATCCCGGGTTCTAGATTCCGGAGTATTGATTCCGGCCAACCTTATTCTTTTATGAACTGTTATATCAAACCCCAAGTCTATTGTTGCATCTACTGTGTCACCATCAATTACTCGTGACACTTTAGCTTTATATGTATACATATTATTTTTTATTTATTAAATCTCTTATTTCAGCACATTTTTCATATTCCTCTGTCTCCACAAAATACGTCATCATATTTTCTAATGATTTTGTTGGAATTTCTTCATCAGGATTGTGCACCATTATTGCACTTATACCATTAAGTGTTTTGCCCTCTAGTATTTCATCAAAAGTTTTTCTTTTAGTTATTACATTAAAAGAATTATTAAATGCTGCTTTTACTATTAAATTTTCTAATTCTAATTGTTGAGTGAGTGTAAGTTCCGTTTCTTCTTGATTTTCATAATTTTCTTCTGACATGTCATTGTTTTTTTTTATTTAACCAACCTTTTAGTAAAGGATCTATGTATACATAATATACAAAAAATTTTTGGGGAATTAAAGTTTTGTGTGTTTGAAGTTCTTGGAACCTTATACTGTTCTGCTCCCCAGTTTATTTTTGACAGTGACGTACCCCGTCACATTTAATATCAATTTTAATAATTTATCAATTATGAAAAATGTTTTTTTCCACAAGATAGTAAACAATACTATCATTGTAAAAAGTGCTCCATTAAGTTCTAACAAGAAAGAACTCAACGGGCAAAGTGTAAACACAAGACAGCAAGGTGCTGTGACCTTCGGCCTATTGTGTTTAATGGATGACAATGGCAAAGCAATTGACCCATCCACTCTTGGCCTTAAAAAGGACCAAGAGCTTAAAGGTTTCAATCTTACAGATCAACCAGTCATGGACATGGATGATCCTACAGTTGAAACTGGCATGTACTGGGCAGAGTAATCTGCGCCAGTCCATTGGCATGTGTAGATGTTCCATCTAAAATGCAGTAAGCTGACATGTAGTCGTCAGCTTGGAACACACTGCCAAGCACAACTTGAACTGTGAATAGCTACAGTATAACTCTCACTCACTTGAATGCATAGCAATCCAATGATTTTTGATTAATGATTTGCATCTATGCATTCAGAGCAGAGTTACATCCACATTCACACGTTATTCACACTCACAACCACAATAGAAACAATTTAATTGTTAATTTATTTAATTGTGTGTGTTAAAATGTAAAGGTGAGGTCTAATACACCACATTTTACCACTTGTTACCACTACTACAGTTGGTAATCACCATAATATATAATATAGCTATCATGAGGGATCCAAGGGTAATGGTCTTGGTTAGTTGGGGCAAATGCACAACTAATGGTCCAAATAATAACCTAAGACACTCATGTATAGTTCTAATACTCTCTCTCTATAGGATAAGAAGCATAGTAACCGCAATCTTAAAAACAATAATCATGTTAACATTTATAAACACAGGTATAAACCAAACACCATTCACAACAGTTGATGATACAGATGTGTATTGTCAAGAATGTGATAATGGTGTATCATGGACACTAGACTTCATGTTGAATAATGAACGTATTGATCTAATCAATCTTGAGTATGTTACACTTTACACTAAGATGGATTACTGGGTTCTCAGGATGCAAGTTCGTGATTCAGAAGGTAAGCTAACAGGTAAGAATGTACAAGAAAGAATGTTGGAAGTACATGCTTATGATAATAAATATAATTAAATAATACAACAACTCCTTGAAGCGTTTATTGCATACCAAGAGTACAGTGCTAAGACCATTGTATGCTCACACACGTGGTGTATCAGTGGAGAGTTGTTGTATTTATAATAAATATAACCTCACTCGTAAGACGGAAAGGACCAGCAATGGAAAAGCCTGATGATGAAATAATATCAACGCAGAGTTTGGGTTTGTAACATAAACAACACTCAACTCAAATATTAATTAAACAATTACTAAAATGAAAAAAAGATTCAAAGGACACGTTCAGTTCATACCATTCTGTGGAATAGGTATAGGAACACAAAAAAGTTACGGACAGTTTGACATTATAATGTTATTACCGTTCATAGAAATACAATTCTCATATATATTCACTAATAAATAGAAATCATGATAAATATATTAAAAAGACTGGTGTTACCAGTTAAAATATTATGTGCATTTATAATAGCATCAATTATATCAATATTAATTTATTGCACAATTTTGTTGTCAGGATGGTTCTTGGCAGGGATTGGTGTTGTAGAGTTTATATTAAACAATATAATGCCAATAATAGCATTAACAATAGGATATTACACAACATTTAGATGGTTGTTCTATGATCCGTTGTTAAAAAGATGGAGTTTACAATGATGGGGTTAATTAGAAAGATTAGAGAGGCTATTCGTAGTCTCTCTAAATCTAAAAATAATGTAATTAGTAACAGTGATTCTAAAACAATTTTTAATATAAGAGTAGGTAAATCGTTTAAAGGTCACGCAATGAATCTACAAACTCATTGTTTTGGTGAATCTCAGATAATAAATTTTTACAATCAATATTATATGGGCTCTGTCAACTGTAATTACTATTTAGATAGTAATAAAACTATAGTTGAGATAACAAAATCAGACATAGTTCCTAAATATATAAGAGAGAAGATAAAAGATGAAGAGTTTGTTAAGAAAGTAGACTTATCTAATGGGTATATAAAAGTTTCAATAACTTCTTTTAATATATTGACTACATCTTTACGTACTTATGATGGTATACATTTTAATAATCATTATGAAAACATTAATAAATTAAGAACTATTAATGAATTCACTAAGAAAGCTAAAAAAACTTTTAAAGATGAAGGATGAGAAATATGAAACAACATGTAAACTTGTGATGATAGGATGGGTTGGTATAGTATTGACAACTCTTGCAGTTGCAATATGTGAAAATATATTCTAAATGTGGTCACGTGTGACCAACTAACAACACAAGTAGTTAATACATATAATAACATATGTAATAACGTAAGGGAAATTTAGTAATCATTGATTATTAAGTTTGAGTGAGTGAGATGATCTAAGGGTGATGGGAAACTGTCACCCTTATTTCTAACTACGGGATGTACAAGACAAGTGTTACGACAACAAAGTATTAATAAATAAAAATAAAAAGATAATTATGAGTGCATTAAAATTTTTAAAACAAGAATGGAAATTTATAACTAAAGCAGTTATTTGTTGTTTTGCTATAGTATTTTTAGTAATGATTACATTTATAAAATCAATAAGCTACATTAAATCTGATATGAATGTGGTTGAAACAGAACAAATAATAAATGATAATAGGAATACAGATGAGTGATAGAAAGATAAACATGCCAATAAGCTTAGTAAAACAAATGATTGATCCTTTGTTTACTAAGAGTATACGTGATAAACAATTTGTGATTGATGCATTTATCTCAATGTTACCTGATTATAATCTAGAAATGTTTTTGGAACTGGTAGCTAGAAATAAGTATACACCAGTCAAAAAAGGATCACATGTAATGTTTAGACCTAATAGATATTTTTTTGATGATTATGATCAAGATACTATGATAGACATGGGGTTGTCTACAAAGGATGATTACGTTTATGGTATAGTTTTAGATGATGATTCATATAGTAATGATTTTAATCCTTATGCTCACAAAATGAAAGTGAATATATATGTATGGTATGATAATGAATTTACTTACAGAAAAGAATCAATTAATACAATGGATTTAAATGTAATAAAAGAATCAGACATACCTTATTTTAAGATTATTAAAAATGAAATCCAAGTATAGGTTTGGGATAGTATCATATAATGTTATATCTGATCCTGAAGTATCAACTAATGCTAAGATAGTTTATACTGTACTTGCAGTTCATTGTAATAAAAAACGTACTTGTTTTCCTTCAATAGGTACTATAGCTGACATGTTAAGTGTTAGTTATAGCACCGTTTGGAGGTCAATGAAAGAGTTAAAGATAAAAAAATGTATAGAAAGAAGTGGTAAAATAATAAAACTTATAAGATAAATACCAATAGATAGCTATACTACTGCTTTTTATTTTCATTGACACAAGAAAAGTATGTTTTATGAACACATAAATTACATACTTTTGTGACTATGTTATATCAATTACCAAACGGAAGAGTGATAGAGATGTCACTTGAACAATTTCTTTCAATGACTGATGAAGAATTGAATGATCTTAATGGTTTAGGTAATGAATTTAGTTCAGATGTAGTAAATCCTTTTTATAAGTCTTCCCTCAAAGACATTAGTAGAGGTAAAGTAGAAAAGTCTACAGGTATAGAAAATGATGGTATTGAATATTTAAATGAAAAAGAACCATCATTAGATGAAATATCTGATATAGACAAGTTATTAGATGGATACTTCCATCCTGATGACATTTAGAAACAATTCACACAATTTTATTAACCAATTTAAAACCAAACTGACATGACAGACAATGGTAAAGTAACTATTGCTCCAGATGAGCAAGGAAATGTAATTAGAGTATCAAGAAACAACCCTGAATTCGGGCACGTTAGACTGACTCAAGAAAAAGTAGCATTTGGTGCCCAAGGATGGGTAAAAAAATCTACAAGAAGTACACTTATACACGGTAAGGTAGAAGATCTTCAAGCAATTAATATTGCTGATAAGACAGAACTACCTGGACAAATTGTAATTAGAGAACAAATGGAAGCATTTAGTGCTGATAATCCTGATAGAGATCTTAAAATTGCAGGTGATACTGAAATAGTATGTTGTAGACACGGTGAACCTATCTACAGAAAGACATTCTATTCAACTGATCCGGATGAAGGAGATACTTTAGTTGCTCATACAAATGGTGATGCTATTAGAGAAGCAAACGGAGCTCCACCAAGAACAACTGTATCAGCAGAGAAATTAGCTGAATTAACTAATCCAACTGATGATGAACCTAAAACTTCTAGAAGAAAAAAGAAAGAGGAGGATAATCAAGTTGATCTAGAAGATTCTATTGAAGAAATTGAAGAAGAAGCTAAGATTGAAGAAGTTGAAGTTGAAAATTCAGAATTTACACTTTAATAAAGATTTAGAAATGAAAACTTGACCACAATGGTCGTGTGGGATGCTACTGGATATTCCAGCCTACAATGTCTGATTCCATTTCTATTTAGAAGAGAGCTCATTTAATTATGGGCTCTCTTTTTTTACACTTATAACTCACTTACTAACAAACTTAATAAATTTAAACTATGCTTAATGAAATACAAATTAAAAAATTAAAAGTATCAAAAGTTAACTCACACTTAAACTATCTAGGTATACTAGAAGATTTTGAATTAATATCTAAAGGTTTAGACAAAGCAATTAGATATAAAAAACTTAATCCAACTCAACATTTCTTATTTAAAAGAGTGTTACACGGATTGAAGATGTACAAGAAAGAAGAAATTGCAATGATGCATTGGGATAAAAAAAGAAGAATAACTAAAGTATGGAAACGTTCACAAAATGTAATTAACAAATGGAAACAATTGTTATCTTATAAAGATTCAAATAAAATATTTAGTATCTTTGAACACAGTCCATTAGCTAAAAGTTTTATTAATACTCCATTTGTCTATATGCCTGATTATATAAACAAATTACCATTTAGTGCTTTTGGAATAGGATATGAACATTTAATAATAAAGTTTATATCTGAGGGTTTACTACCTAAGAACTTTTTTACTATTAAATGAAAGCTAAAAAGAAATATTGCGTTGGTTGTGAGACAGATCAATTCATTTGGAAAAATGATAAAGGAAACCGTTACTGCAAGAATTGTTGGGCAAGACAATCTGCAAAACCTTTTAAACAAAGGAAAGTTAAACCTCTAAAGGTTAAATCTAAAAAAATGGTTGCCAAAGATACTGTCTACACAATGCTTAGGAAAAACTTTTTAACTAAGAAACCTAATTGTGAAGCACATTTAGTTGGTTGTAGTTTACAATCAACTGATGTGCACCACAAAAAAGGTAGAGGAGAATATCATTTAGTGGTTGACACATGGTTATCAGTATGTAGATCTTGCCACACATGGATAGAAGAGCATCCAACAGAAGCAATAGAATTAAATTTATCAATTAAAAGAAATTAATAAAATGACAAATAAAGAATTAAATTTAGAAGAACAAGAGGAGCAAAATGCAGAACTTAATTATGCTCATTTAGTTTATGACATGAGTAAATCTCAACTAAGAATTGAGGCTATTACTCAACGTGAAAAAGCAGTAGAGTTGCAAAAGGAAATAAATATGATGACGTTTTTCATGGCTGATGCTTCTGAAGATTATATGAATGTACCTTTAGCTCAGCGTTTAGTACGTGAACATAATACTAAACAAAGGATATGAGTAGAGAAGAGGTTCAACAGCAAGCATTAGATCTTGCACTTAAAAATAATAGATGTGGGTTAGGTATATCTATGGGTGTTGGTAAAACACGCATAGCTATACAACACCTGCAGAAATGTTATGATCCTTTTATAAGAGTATTAGTAGTGGTTCCTAAATTAACTGTCCAAAAAGCTTGGATTAATGAGTTATTAAAAATGAATCTTACAGACACTCTATCAAAGCATTTAACATATACTACATACTTATCTATAAATAAACATGAACCAAATGATTATGATATTGTTTATTTAGATGAATGTCACAGTTTACTTGATGGCCATGAAGAGTTTTTATCTAAGTTTAAAGGTAAAATATTAGGACTTACTGGTACACCACCAAGAAAAGGATCTGAAAAATATAAAATGGTAAATAAATATTGCCCAATAATTTATAAATTTTCTGTAGATCAAGCAACAGACAGTGATATTCTAAATGATTATCAAATAATTGTACATAAACTACAATTATCAAAATTAAAGACTCATAAGAAGAAAAATAAAAATGGTGGATTCTGGTATACATCAGAACAAGCTGATTATGATTATTTTACTTCAAGAGTTGGAGATGCACAAACACAAAAACAAAAACAATTTTCATCTATAATGAGAATGAAAGCAATGATGGACTATGGTACTAAAGAAGCTTATGCTAAAGGTTTATTAAAGAATATAGGACAAAAATGTCTTGTATTTGCTAATACACAAAAACAAGCAGATAGAATGTGTAGTCATAGTTATCATTCAGGTAATAAAAAATCTCAAGATAATTTAGAATTGTTTAGTGATGGTAGAATTGATAAAATGTCATGTGTATTACAATTAAGTGAAGGTATTAGCATACCTAATCTTAAACAAGGTATTATTATGCATGCATATGGTAATGAAAGAAAAACAGCACAAAGAATTGGTAGGTTATTAAGACTTAATCCATCTCAAACAGCAGTGTGTCATATACTTTGTTATAAAGGTACACAAGATGTTAAATGGGTTAACTCAGCATTATCTACATTTGATCAAGAAAAAATTAAATATTATAACCCTTTAAATAATTAAATATGACTGGAAAATCAAGAGGTATACTAATAATGTTACTAATTTCGTTAGTAATAATACTTTTATCATCATGTGGTATATATGGTAATATAAGTGATGCAGAATATATGCGTAGAGCTAACATTCAAAAACAAATAGACTTTGTACAAGCAGAATACAATTATACACTTGATTCTCTTTACACTGAATATCATAAAGAAAAATAATTATGGGAAAAATGAAAGAATTGTATATAGCAATGGCAGAAGCTGAGTGGCAAGGAACTCCAAACGAGTTCCTCACTTGGTGGATTAACAATGAAGCTAAAATGATAGATAAAAAAGAAAAAAAATTAAAGAAAATTAAAAATAAATCAAAATGAATGGAATAATAATATTAATAATATTAATAATAGTAACAGCTTTATTAGGAATATGGGCTGTAAAAGAAGGGCAAAGACTAGAAAATAAAAAGAAATAATGGGATATAATGATACACCACCAGAATTTGAAAATATTAGTCCTTGTTGTGGTTCTGATTATGAAGAATTAGAAATATTAGGAGAGTTAGTTTTTAAATGCCATCAATGTAAAGATTTGTTTGATGAACCTGAATTAGATTATGAATATATAGATAAAATGCGTGATGCTCATTTAGAGGACCGTATGGATGAGGAAAGATTAGGGTTATGAAACAAAACTTATTTTCAAATTTAACAAAAAAAGATGGTAAATTAGAATATAATATAAAAGCACAGGAAACTATTTATAATAAATTTATAGATAGTCTTCCTGAAGGAGCTAAAGTAGAAGTATTTGTAAGTGTATCAGGTGACAATGGTACTAATGCACAAATAGCAAAAATACATGTTAGTATAAGGCAACTAGCTAATGATGTAGGTTACAGTTTTAGTGAAATGAAACTACAAATAAAAAGAAGAGCAGGATTATGCTTTAATAAAAATGGAGGAGAATACTGCAAATCATTTGGAGATTGTAGTAAAGAAGAGTTAAATTCTGTAATACAAGAGATTATAGAATTAGGTGATGAATTAGGATCTAATCTTCGTTAGAAGTTTTACCTTTTTTCTTATCATTAGATAAATTTATATCACCAGGAACTTTAGACATATAAGATTTTATATTTTCTTTATATGCTTTTTCTAAGCCAACAGGATCTGGATCACTATTCATTGTATTTAATAAATCAGAAATTGATTCATCAAGTTTTTCTTCAGTAGCAATAGTATGACCTTGCTCTGCAGCTTGATGATTAATTTCATTTATAAAAGTCATTAGTGTCCATACTGAATTTAATAATGGATCATATGGATCATCTTCTTTTTTATTTTTAAAATTATCTTGAATATGCTGCATTACAGCAATAACTTCATCTTCATTGTGTGAGGCCATTATGTAATTTAATGTTTCTGCAAGATAATCTCTAAACCAGCCTAACACAGGAATATCAATTACTGCATTTCTGTTTATAGTAACAACTTTATTATCTGCTAAGTGTTTTTTAGTTTTTTCTAAATTAGCTTTTTTTTGTTTTGCTGTTAGTGGTTTTGCCATTTTTTAATAAGTTTAATTTTTTATAATTATTCAGGTTTCTTTTAACCTGTAATTTAATTAATGAAGGTTCTTCACAAAGTTTATAAATATCTGCAATTGACATTAAATGTATCATGTTGCAAATATATTAATAATATACAAAAAAACAATTATATGGATAAAAAATTAATAGAACACTTTGTAAAAGAGTATGATAACATAAGAAACAAAGATAGAATATATAGAGAGACAGAAACAGTTGGTGGTTTAAAAACTTATTACACATTAGATGATTATTTGGGAAAAGGTTTGCCTAAGACAACAGAAATTGATATATTTGCATACTTTAAAAAATCAAAAAATATGTGGGAATTATTCCAACAAATATTACAAGAAAAAATGACTCCAAATCAATTTTTAGTGCTTTATGGTATGAAAAAAAGCCTTTCAATTCCTTTGGATAATATACAAGATGAAGTTAAATGTCTTCATAAGTTAGAATTATTAAAAGATAACAAACTAACTGCTAAAGGTAAAAGAACAATAAATAAATATGAAAGTTATTTTGTTAAAGCCAAAAAGAAAACATCTATACAATTGATGGGTAAAAAATTTGCTACTAAACTTAATGAGTATAGAGAAATCTTTCCTGCAGGTAAATTACCAAGTGGTAAACCGGCAAGAGTTAATGTTAGAACTTTAGAAAATTCATTTAGATGGTTTTTTGAAACTTATGATTTTAGTTGGGATGAAATAATTGATGCAACAAGAATGTATGTTAATGAGTACAGAGATGCTCAATATATGTATATGAAAACAAGTCAATATTTTGTTGCTAAGGAAGATAAAAATAAGGTTAAATCTTCAGACCTTGCTGATTATTGTGATATGATTAGAGATGGTGTATCAACTGAAGATGATCACTTTAAAGAAAATGTAGTATGAGTAATGATAAACTTTGGAATGGACAATATACAGCATTTAATGAAGCTCTTAAATATATGCTTGATAGGCAAAGTGGTAAAGAGAAATCAATACAAACACCTTGGCCAAAATTTAATGATGCAGTTACAGATGGTTTAGAATGGAATACACTTACAGTTATAGGCGGAAGACCTGGTAGTGGTAAAACACTAATTAAAGATCAAATAATTAGAGAATCATTTGTTCGTAATCCTGGAGAAGACTATAGAGTATTAGAATTTCAATTTGAAATGGTTGGTAGGACTTCAGCATTAAGAGAGTTTAGCTCTATTACAGGTAAAACATATAAAGAATTATGTAGTGCAGGTACAGTGTTAGATCCAGCAACTTTTAAACAATGCCATGAGTATTCCAAAGAAAGAATTAAATATCCTGTTGACATTGTCTCAACTCCAATGACTGTAAATCAAATGAGAGAAACAGTTGATAAATATATGGAAGAGCACAAAGGTCAAAAGACTATAATAACTCTTGATCATAGTATACTTGTAAAAAGAGCACCTTACCAAAATAATAGATTAGATATGCTATTTGAATTAGGTGAATTTTTTACACAAACTAAACGTGAGTATCCTTGTATGTTTATATGTTTATCACAATTAAATAGAAATATAGATAATCCTGACAGAGCAGTAGACGGTAAGTATGGTAATTATGTACTTGAATCAGATATATTTGGTTCAGATGCAATGTTACAGCACGCTGATACGCTAATAGGTATTAACCGTCCAGCTAAACAAAAGATTAGATTTTATGGACCTGATAGATATATTATACAAGATGATAAAACATTAGTA